TATAAATATTATTAGGAGAATTTTTTATGGAATCATCAAGCACAAAAGGTAATATTCGTCACGGAAAACTTAAATCTCAAAAAGAATTAAAAAAAATTACTGATTCTAAAGAATATAAAAAATCTGATTACGAAGGTAAAACTAAAAAATTAAATGTGGCAACTGCTAACAAAGGTATGTCTGTTGGCCAAGCAAAGATTGCAGCCAAAGCTCCACCACCAAATAAAATTGATGCAAAAGATTTTGCTGTGTTAAGATCTGAGAAAGCAAAAGGCAGAGGCATGGGTCTTCAAGATGAGAAGGTTCAACCAGGTAAAGTCATGAAAGCAAATTTAGGTACAATGGCTACTAAACTTATTTCAAAATTTATGGGTAAGAAAAAATCTGCAAGTTCAGATAATTCTAATATGGCTTCCTCAGGAAAAGGCATGAGTGGAATGCTTCCAAAGCTTTTACAAAAAGCTATTGATGATGGTACAATAAAAACAGCTAAACATGGTAAGATGATAAAAGCTAGAGTTGGTAAATCAGTTACAAGAATTCCTTTAGCCGGTAAATCTACAAGCGTGGGTTCTACTACTATGAAGGGAATGAAATTTTCCGATAAAGCAAAAATGGTAGACGCAGGAAAAATTAACAAAGCTACAGGTAAGTTTACTTCTATGGAAGCTCTTAGAGAATCTATAGGTTATAGACCAGCAGAAACTTCAGAAAAATTTAATAAAAGACAAACTGCTATGGCTGCTGCTAAGAAAGCAGCAAGGGCAAGTAGAATTGGTAAAATAGCTTTAGGTGTTGGTACTGCAGGAGTCGCTGCATCTCAATACTTAAAATCTAAAATGAATAAGAAAAAAGATGTTAAGAAAAAAATGGGTGGTGGCATGATGCAAAGACCTATGGGTTATACTACAGGTGGACCATCTAGTGGTTTTAGATCTAAACAAGATAGAAAAAAAGCTGAAAAAAATATTAAACTAGCAAGAAGTAAAGAAGGTTTAAGATCTTATTTATCAAGCGGAAATAAACACAACCAACCCATGAGAAAAGAAAGATACATGGAAGGTAGAAAAGCAAGACACACAGAGTTTAAGAAAAAAATTGCTGGAACTGCTTTAAGTATAGCTTCTACTTTAAACCCCGTTACTGCTGTTGCAAAAGGGATTAAAAAAATTATTAAACCAGGAAAGAAAAAAAGAGATTTTCAAAAAGGTGATTACGGAGATATTTCAGTTAAAAAAAATATGGGTGGCATGATGATGCCAAGACCTATGGGTTATAAAGATGGAACAAAACCAGGAACAGGACCTATGAGTAAAATGGGAAAAGCAGGCAGAGCAAGGCAAGTAAGAAGAACACAAGCAGGTAAACTTGCAATTGAAGCAGGACCCAGAGCAATGCAAGCAAGAAAAACACAAGCAGGACTATCACAAACACCAAAGGAAAGAAAAGAAAGACCAGCTTTAGTTGTTCAGTTCGGTGTTCCAGAAGGACCAGCTAAACAAAATACAACTATTAAAACAGTAAAGGTAAAAAACAGAGATGAACTAAAAAAAACATTAAGTTCCAGAATGAGTGGTGGCATGATGCAAAGACCTATGGGTTATAGATCAGGTACAATGGTCAAAGCACGTGGTTGTAAACTAGGTAGAACAAGACCTACTAAAATTACATAGGAGGGACAATGTCCCTAAAGGCATTACTAAAAGCTGGTAAGGAATTACTTAAGGCGAAGAAACCTTCAGCAACACCGACCACCGGAGAACAAACAAGACAAATAACTTATACACCTAAACCTTCACAGGCACAGGCTAAAGAATTAGTTACACAAGAATTAAAAAACCCACCAGTAGTTTTAAAGAAAACAAAACCCCTACAGATGGGTGATGACATAGCACCTGCTTTTGGTTCATCAACATATGACTGGGCTATGAGAATGGGTAGGTCCAAGTACACTGCAGATGAGTGGCTAGACCATTTAACATCTACTAGAAAAGTAAACTTTAAAATATTTGGCAAACCTGCAACTAAAACTGTTCGTGAACAGAAAAGATTTAAATACGATTCAGGTCCCTTTGCCGGTAGAGAAGTTAGTGTATCCAAAGAAGAATTATTTGATTCCAATTTAGCAGTATTTAATGACATGGGAGACCTAACAGGTGGCCTCTTATATGCAGCAAAGAAATTTGGTTTAAAGCTTGATGCTAATGAAGTTGGAGCTATGATCAAACTAAACCCTATCAATAGATTAAAACCAATAGAGCTTGGTGTTAACAAAGGTGCACAAGAAGCATTTGATGTTTCTGCTAAAAATGCAAGAAATACTGTTAGAGATTTACAAGTTAAATACAAAGATAACGATGCTGTAAAATATGAATTAGATCAACTGCAATACTATTTAAAAGCTGATAGTGGTGTTCCAAGTAGAGGATCGCTAAGAGATATAAATGATACATTAAAAAATTTAACAAAATCTGGAATGGTAGCTGTCGATGAAAAAAAAACACTGAACAAAGTTATTGGTGATATCAATAACAAAGTTGGACCAATGCAAGCTACAAAGACTAGATACGGAAATGAATCTAATTACACATTACAAGGTGGTAAAGATTACAGAGAAACTATTTTTACTTTACCAGAAGATATTACAACAAACTCAAAACTTAGAAATGCAGGGGGACACTTTACAGATGAGATTGGAGATGTAAATAATATTTATCATATTAGATTTGATACAAGGTTCACACCTGATGGTAAAAAAGTATTTATGATTAATGAAATACAATCTGATGTAAACCAGAGTATTGCAAAAAGTATGACTAAAGCTGCACAACTATCAGGAGAACGTAGACTTAATCCTTTTAACGCTGAGATAGAATTAAATTTACTTGTAGGTCAACGTGGTAAAATGCTTAAAGATTTAGATGAGGCTGTTGCTAGAAATGAGTTTGGTAGAGTTAACTCAATCAGTGCCTCTATGAAAGATATTAATACAAAATTACAAAGATTAAGTTCTAAAAGAGAAGGTTATGGAGATGGTACCGTTAAAGATTACTTTCCTATGGTTGAAGCGGATTCTTATGGAGACCACGCTGTTAAATATTTAATGCAGAAGGCTGCACGTGAGAATGTTGATTACATAGCAGTTGCCCCGTTTGACAAAGTAAGTTTCAGGCAAGGATACAAAGCAGGTAATGAAAGATTTTATGGTTACGCTAATGGTAAAGGTATTGGTAAAAAAGGTAAAGCAGTGCTTCCCGATGTAATGTCTAAGAATGCAAGGTTCTATGGATCAAAGGCAGGGCCAACAAAGATATCTTTATCGGATCCAAAAAAACCTTATAAAAATGTTAGTAATGATAAATTTAAATATCCATCAGACCACCCATTAAAAGGAAAAGAAATTAAAAGTGATTACCACAGTAATGCTGGTATGAATCCTGAAAAAGGAACTAAGAATATTCCAGAAGGGGATCCACGCTTGTATTTTGATGCATATGCTATTAAAGTGGTTCCATTAATGAGAAATACACAAAAAACGTACAAGTCTAAAGGTGGACTTGTGGTGGATATGTTTAAACCAATAAGGTACAATTAATCATGGCAGTAGAAAAAGTAACAGAAGAGTTAGCAGAAGAAGTAGTTGAGCAACCTGAGGGTCTTCCAATTGACGTAGAAGTTGAAGGCGAAGAAGAGGTTGTTGAGGAAAGACCTCAAGACGATTTTAATGCAAACTTGGCAGAAGACATGGACGAGCAAGAGCTTAAGGACATGGCCATGGAGCTTATTGAAGAATACAAAAAAGATAAAACATCCAGAAAAGAATGGGAAGATGCTTATATCAAAGGTTTAGATTTATTAGGAACCAAGTATCAGGAAGTAACAAAACCATTTAAAGGTGCTTCCGGTGTCACGCATCCATTGTTAGCTGAGTCTGTTACACAATTCCAAGCACAAGCATATAAGGAACTTGTTCCATCTGATGGGCCAGTCCGAACACAAGTTATAGGCTTACAAACACCGGCTACCGAACAACAAGCAGATAGAGTTAAAGATTATATGAATTACCTGCTGATGGAGGAGATGGAAGATTACACAACTGACATGGATCAGATGTTATTTTATCTACCACTATCTGGTTCTACATTTAAGAAAATTTATTACGATGCAATGTTAGATAGACCTGTATCTAAATTTATTCCAGCAGAAGATCTAGTAGTTCCTTACTACGCATCTGATTTAAAAGATTGTGAAAGAATAACTCATGTAATTAAGATGACACAGAATGAAGTTACAAAAAAAATGGCTGCAGGTTTTTATAGAGACATAGAATTAATAGACAGCAGTACAGAACCAGATTCAGTACAGAAAAAATTAAATGAACTAGAGGGTGTTAAGGGCACAGGTTCAGATTACTTAAATACAATTCTTGAGATGCACGTAGATTTAAATTTAGATGACTACGAAGATTTTGATGACAAGGCTAAGAAAATTAAAATTCCATACATTGTCACTATTGATGAAGGAAGTGGAGAGGTTTTATCTATTTATAGAAATTACAGACCAAATGATTTAGGTTATGCAAGAGTAGAATATTTTGTACATTACAAATTTTTACCTGGATTAGGTTTTTATGGTTTTGGTTTAACACATATGATTGGTGGTTTATCACAAGCTGCAACTCAATCGTTAAGACAATTGATTGATGCAGGTACTTTAAAAAATTTACCAGCAGGATTTAAATCACGTGGTATCAGAGTTAGAGATGATGACCAACCAATTCAACCAGGAGAGTTTAGAGATGTAGATGCACCTGGTGGAAACATTAGAGATCAGTTTTTTAATTTACCATTTACAGAACCGTCACCAACTTTATACAACTTAATGGGCTTTGTAGTACAAGCAGGGCAAAAGTTTGCTGCGATTACAGACTCTAGTGTTGGTAATGATACACAAAACAGAGCTGTTGGAACTACTATGGCGCTGATGGAAAGAGGATCACGTGTTATGAGTGGTGTTCATAAAAGATGTTACTACGCAATGAGACTAGAATTTAAAATCTTAGCAAGAATTTGTGGAGAATATTTACCACCAGAATATCCTTACGATGTTTACGGTGGACCAAGACAAATAAAACAAACAGATTTTGATAACAGAGTAGATATTCTACCTGTTGCAGATCCAAATATTATGTCTATGGCTCAAAGAGTAACACTTGCACAAGCACAATTACAAATTGCACAATCAAACCCACAGATGCACAACCTACACGAAGCATATAGACGTGTTTATGAAGCACTTGGAACTAAAACTATAGATCAAATTCTAAAGCCACCACCAAAACAACCAGAACCACTAGATCCTGCAAAAGAAAATGCACGTGCGCTTCAAATGAAATTGCTTACAGCGTTTGAATTTCAAGATCACGATGCTCATATCGCTGCACACATGGCGTTTATGGCATCAAGAATGGTACAGATTAATCCTCAGGTATATGCGTTATTACAATCACACATTTCTGATCACATTTCATTTAAAGCTAAAGCACAAGTTAAACAAATGATGATGGAAAATCCTGAAATGACACAAATGGCTCAACAAGACCCTCAACAGTTTGAAATTATGTTTGAAGCAGAGGTTGCGAAGGTTGCAGCACAAATAACTCAAGAGTTAGTACAAACTGAAAATGCAAATCAGAATAAAGAAGACCCTTTAATTAAAATTAAACAACAAGAAATTGATTTAAGAGCCATGGATCTTCAAAGAAAAGCTGAAGAGACTAAATTTAGAGCAGATCAAGAAAATCAAAGAGCAGCAGACAGACTTGATTTTGATTATGATAGACTTGCAACGCAAGACCAACAATCAGACGAACGTTTAGAAGTAGCGAGAGAAAAAATTGACTCAAAGAAGAAATAATTCATTGAGTGGAGGTGTATCTTCTGGTCCACCACCTAAAAGAGGGCCAAACCCACAAGGGCTAACCGAAAAGAAGTTTAAAAGTGTTAAAAAGTACACCAAAAAACTCATACGAAAGTCTTCCAGTACAGTCTAAATTAATTTTTTTGTCTGGAGTATTTGATGGAGAAGGCAGCTTTGGCATTTGGTCAAAGGGAGTAAACAGAAGAAAAGAATTTGCGTGTAAAGTGGAGATGTCGGACTATGACAGCTTAAAAAAATTTTCAGATATGTTTGGAGGAAACCTAACTTTTTGTAAAAAACGCCAAAAACATCATAAACAAACTTGGGTATGGAGACAGAACGGATACAGGGCTTTCTTGATCATAGATAAAATGATAGAATTCATGTGTATAAGAAGACAGGATAAATATTATGTGGATAAGCGCGATAAAATTGGCGGCACAAGCCGGTACGCACATCTTCAAGAAGCGTCAAGAGACAAAGATGCTTATGGCGGATGCACAAATGATGCACGCAAGAAAGATGGCTCAAGGTGAGGAAGCTTACCAAGGAAAACTTTTAGAATCAAGAAATTCAGACTGGAAGGACGAGGCAGTTTTGATAATTTTGTCAGCGCCAATAGCTGTTCTGAGTTGGGCTGTTATAAGTGACGATCCAGGAGCGATGGACAAGGTAAAATTGTTCTTCGAAATGTTTTCGCAGCTTCCGGGCTGGTTCACAAATTTATGGATCCTTGTCGTGGCAAGTATCTATGGTATAAAGGGAACTCAAATTTTCAGAGGCGGAATGAATAAGGATAAAAAATGAACCTAGAAAGAGATTTACAAAAATTAAGAAAAGAAAGAGCATTAAAAGAATCGGCTATAGCTCAACTTCGTAAAAGAAGCAAAGATTCAGTAGCTAGACCTAGAGCAAATAAAAATATATTATCAACTAATCCAGGGATGCAAAAAATATGACAAAATTATGTGCTAGAGGCAAATCAGCTGCAAAAAGAAAATTTAAAGTTTATCCATCAGCTTACGCTAACGCATATGCATCAAAAATATGTGCTGGTAAAGCAAAAGATCCATCAGGAGTAAAAAGAAAAGATTGGGGACCTAAAAAAGCTAATAAAGGACTACATGCAGAAACTCCAAAAAAAACAAAAAAGAAACCAACACCAGGTGGTAGAGATAGAAATGAATATTTAAGAAAAAAACAAAATCCATATTCTGAATATGGTGAAAAAGGTAAATTAAAATATACAGCAGCCAACAAAGGTGCTGAAATAAAAATTAATAAAGTTATTAAAGGTTTAAAAAAGGCATCTAAAACACACGCAGGACAAGCAAAAAGTTTAAGCACAGTTAAATTAGTAAGAGGCGGTGGTGCAGCCATAAGAGGACTTAACTTTCAAGGCGTAAAATAATGTACAAGAAGGGTTCTTGTTGGGAAGGTTACGTTCAAAAAGGAATGAAGAAAAAAGGGAACCGAACAGTTCCGAACTGTGTACCTGCTATGAAAACAGGTGGACTTAACGAATGGTTTAAAGAAAAATGGGTAGATATTGGAGCAAAGAAAAAAGGTGGCAAGTTTCAAGAGTGTGGAAGAAAATCTGCCAGTGGTTCAAGCCGGAAGTATCCGAAGTGCGTACCACTTGCAAAAGCCACAGCGATGTCAAAGTCGCAAAAGGCATCTGCTGTAGCCAGAAAAAGAATGGCAAGTAATGCAGGGCCAAAACCATCTAACGTAAGGACATAAAATGTGGAAATGGATAAAAAAATTATTTAGACCTTGGAACCTATCTAAAGTAGCACCTGATATTAAATCAGTAAAACCTAAGGTAGACTTAACAGGTCTTACAAAAGGTGATATAAAAAAATTAAAGAAACAAGGAAAAATATAATGCCAGTTAGAAAAAAAGGTGACGATACTAGAAAATACGCAAATAAACCAACGGTTAAAAAAAAACCTGAAAAAAGAGGAAACCCTGCAGTTGTAGAAACATATGAAGATGCAAGAGAAAATGCAATGATTAATAGAGATGTTCCTAGAATGAAAGAAGGTGGGTATTGTAGAGGTGCCGGGGCTGCAATAAAGGGCACAAATTTTAAAGGCGTTTTTTAGTTTACAAAAAAACTAAATAATATATAGATTCGGTATGAGTCTAAGATCAGCATTACTACAAGCTCTAGAAGACAGATATAATGCTCAAATATCTGAAGCTGATGCAACTATTCAAATATATTTAGAAAAACCTGTTGCGATTGGGGAGCATCCACAACATCTTGATGAAATAGATAAATTGATTACCAAAATAGCTGAAGCGGAAGAAAAAATACAAGTTCTTCAACAATTCAAATTATGATAGGTGGCGATAGTAAAGAATACGAAATATTAATAGAAGCCTGTGAATCCTTAACATCAGATAATTTATTTACAGTAGAGATAGGTGTGAGGCAGGGACTAGGTTCTAAGTTAATCCTTGAAAACCTTAAACATAAAAAACACTGGCACATTGGTATAGATCCTTACGGTAATATATCTTACCCACATTTTGATGACCGACCTTCAATTGTTTGTAATTATACAAATAGTATGAAAGTTGATTTATTAAGAGACTTAAACTTTGAAAATTTTACATTGTACCAATTAGATGATGATGAATTTATGAAAAGTTTTCATGATGGTGTACCTATTTACAGAGAAAAAAAAGAAATTATAAATACTTATGATTTAGTTCATTTTGACGGACCACACAAAACTGTTGATGTTATTAATGAAGCAATTTTTTTTGGAAAAAGATCTAAACCAGGTTCGGTGTTTATTTTTGATGATTATCCTTATTATGACATGGATGCAGTATTAAAAATAATAGTAAATGAATTTAGTTTTCAATTATTGAAACAAGGAAAAAGTAAAATTTCATTAAAAAGAAAATAATGGACATAGATACAATATCTCTCGTACAGCATAGAGTTAAAAAACGTTTAGCTCGACTTAAGTCACACGCTATATATAGTGTTGACACCATTGAGAAACTACAATATGTTAGGGGTCAAATCAGATCATTAGAAGATCTGCAACAGGATCTTAAAGACCTGCTGACAACAACGGAGTACGATGATGAACAAGTCCACGGAGATACCGAAACGGACTGATGCTCTTCTAAATGCTTACAAAGCTAAAGAAGAAATAGAAACAGTCCTAGATCCTAAAAAGATCGATAAATCAACATTAGATAGTCTACCAACACCAACTGGTTATAGAATTTTAGTTCTGCCTTATGCTGGCCCTAAAAAAACCAAAGGTGGTTTGTGGTTATCTGATACTACACAAGAAACAATACAAATGACTACAGTGTGTGGTCTAGTATTAAAAATGGGAGATCTTTGTTATCACGATAAAGATAAATTCACAAACGGACCTTGGTGCAAACTAAATGAATGGATTATTTTTAGTAGGTATTCAGGTTCAAGATTCAAAATAGATGGCGGTGAAGTAAGAGTGTTGAATGATGATGAAGTCATTGCAACAATTAAAGACCCGAATGATATTTTGCACCATTACTAGGAGGACTAAATGGCAGACATACAAGAAAAAAATCCAGAAGTTGAAATAGACACATCTGGTGTTAATGAAGAAACAATTGAAGTAGATGCACCAAAAGTTTCGGATGAAGCTTTTGAAAAAAAACAAGACGTTGATCTAGGTTATGTAGATGTTAGTGGTGGTGGTAATAAAACTGCTAAAGAACTCTTACAAGAAACAAAAGAAGAAACAAAATCTGAACCTAAGTTTGAACAAGTAGAAGAAAAAGAAGAAGAATCAGGTCTTCAAGATTATTCTGATAAAGTTCAAAAAAGAATAAAAAAATTGACTTTTCAAGCTAAAGAAGCAGAACGTAGAGAAAGAGCTGCTGTTGATTACGCTAAAGGTTTAAAAGATAAGTATGAAAGTGCTGAGAAGAAATTCGAAGAAACTGATACTAATTATCTTAACGAATATAATGCGAGAGTTGATTCAGAAAGAGATAAAGCAAAATCTGAATTAAGAACAGCATTAGATTCTCAAGACTCGGAGTTAATTATGGAAGCTCAGGATAAGCTTACTAAATTAGCTGTTGAGAAAGAAAAAGTTTCTATGACCCTTGCTGAAAAAGAGTCAAAGAAAAAAGAAATAGAATCACGACCTGTTGAAAAAACTGAGGCTCCTCAACCACAAATTAGCCCAAAAGCTCAAGAATGGGCTACTGATAATGAATGGTTTGGATCTGACAGAGTATTAACTTCTGCTGCTATGGGAATACATGAAGACCTGTTGCAGGAGGGAATTGACGCGGAGACTGATGGCTATTATAATCAAATCAACAAACGTATGAAGGAGTATTTCCCTCAGAAATTTGCCGAATCTTCTACTGAAGAAACAACAAAAGCTACACCCGTCCAAAACGTAGCTTCTGTTAGCAGAAGATCAGGTGGACGCAAGTCTGTGAAACTCACCAAATCACAGGTAGTTATCGCTAAGAAATTAGGGGTGCCACTCGAGGAATACGCAAAATACGTGAAGGAAGGATCTTAATATGAATACTAAAGTAAAAACTTCACGCGAGTCTGAATCTAGAACTAAACTTTCTAGAAAGAAAGATTGGACTCCACCATCCAGTTTGGATGCGCCAGCTGCACCGCAAGGTTATGCACACAGATGGATAAGAACTTCTACAAATGGTTTTGAAGATCCAGGTAATGTATCTAAAAAACTTAGAGAAGGTTGGGAATTCGTTAGAGCCGAAACTGTTATAAGTGAAATCGGTGAACATGATTACCCTGTTATTCATGAAGGAAGACATGCTGGTTTAATCGGAATTGGTGGCCTTGTGTTGGCAAGGATACCGGAGGAGATATTGAAAAGTCGTGCTGAGTATTTTAGTAAAATAACTCAAGATAGAACAGACGCGGTTGATCGAGATCTTATGAAGGAGCAACACCCGGATATGCCTATCAATATTGATAGACAGTCTAGAGTTACCTTTGGTG